ATAGCTCTCTCGGTTGCAACGGAAGGGTCGTTGTTACTTAGCCAGTCATCGGCCATGTCTCCAGCTTGCTCGTCATAATTATCAGAGCTACCATAGCGAGTGTCTAACTCTGGTGGTACGTAGTCGTGTCGTCTAGCCATGTGTAACTCCTAAGTTATCCTCCGATTCCCATTAGGGAGGAGAGGTCGATACCGGTGGCATCATGTGTTGTTTAATTTCTATTACCTGATGCATCAGCTCAAGGTCATACAAGTTGTAAGTACAGTCTTGTAATTCTTTAAGTGAACACATCGGAGGGTTTACTAGCAAAGGTCTGAGTAAGTACCCGTTCAGTTCTGGATAGATTGAATTGTAATCCAGTGATGAGGGCAACTCATTAGAACTATCTAAGCTTCTGGGGAGTTCCCCTTTACTAAACCTGATACGAAAAAATCAGCGTACTGTGCATGAATCACATGAGCAAATATTTCTGCTATGGTTTTCAAGTCACCTTCAAACATTGTATTGATTGTGTTTGGTTCTATCTTCTCTCCAGCTATACGAGCTTGGCAGACGAAGTGCTCAACCAGATTGGCAGCCTCTTTAGGCTCCGATGATTCTGAGATAGCATAAATAACAGCAGCTATGTTTAGCTCTGATATGTTAATGACTCGTTCAGTACCTAAGTACTTACCAGCCATTGTTAAATTTTCTAAAGATATGTTTACGGGCCATGCAGGAATGTAAATCTCTCTACCGTCTTTTAGTGTAGCTGTATATCCAGCCATAATATTCTCCAATTAATTAATAGGCACTTATCAATAACTGCCTAGGAAATAAAGAAGCCCATCCTCCGACGAAGGAGGACAGGCTATCTAGTTTACTTATACACCAAAGTTGGCAGCATCGTCACCGTTTTCACGAACGAATACAACTTTCTCGAATGTTACTACCCAAGTTACTGTGTTCATGGTTTGACCACGAGACATAGCTGGCATAGCAAGTATGACACCGTTAGACATCACTGCTTCATCCTTACCCATGTTATCGGTAAGCTTGGCCTGTATTGGGAAGATTAAAGCACCATCGGCATCAGCCTGTGCTTGGAAGTAGTTTGCATAATCCTGAAGAAGTTTATTCTCAGGTGCATTCATAAGTACTGGGAACACTAAGTCACCGGCACGAATACGTTGCATAGATACTACCATGTCACCGTAGGCTCCGAACTGTGTCGAAGCAATAGGTGCTTTACGCATTACGTTAATCAGGTTCTCACCTGTAGCATAACCTTGAACCTTGGCACTGGTGTAGTCACCAGACGCATCTGGAATTTCCAGAACAAGGTCAACATTTGCAAAACTGTATTGATACATATTAGCTCCTCGCTAAAGTCGGTCAGCCACCCTAGATTCACTAGGAGCCAACCAACTGTTTAATTACTCTGAGAAAGAACCAGCTACTACAACTTCATGTAGAGCACCAGCACCAACCATCTTGAAAGACAAACCTGCATAGATACGATTACCTTTGTCACTTGAAGCAACATCAGCTAACGCTACAGACTCAATTACAAAGCCTTCAGCTAAGTAAGTGCCATCAGGTAGGAAACCTGGGCCAGCTAAACCATTACGTACAGCAGATTGCAGTGAACGGTCAAGTACAGCAACCGTCATGTTAATACCAGTTTGTGTGTAAGGTATCTTAGTGCTAGATTGGTACAGTAAGTTAAACAAGTCAACTTCACAGCGGTTCTCTAACCACAACAGACCATGAGTAGTATCTAGCCAAGAGCCAGATGCCATACGTGAATCTGTATAAGCATTTACAGACTTACCAATTTGAACAACAGCAGATGCATTCTTAGAACGCAGTACTGCAAACTCAGCAGGAGTTAAATCTTCAGCAGTAATTCCAGGCATCTGTTTAAGATTCAAAGTAATGGTAGTACCAATAGCTGAGAAGTTAACAGAAGCTGCACGACCAAATACAGAAGCAGATGGGTACAGGTTATAGTTCTTGCTGAAAGTTGTAAGTGTGAAACGGCTTGAAGCTGTCTTGAGTAAGAAGGCTACATCGGTCTCACTGACTGAACTCAATACAGATAAAGAGTTAGTTGTATTCATGAAGATTTTCTTGTAGCCATTACAGGTAGAAGAAATCTCAAGTGTAGTAGACTCAGTTGCACTACCAACAAGTACGTCACGCATAATCTTGTGTGTAACAAGAGCTGTGTAGTCAATACCTTGTACAGCAACAGCAGCAAGTGAGTCAACAGCAGATTCTACATCTACTCCGTCACTAACAGCAGCCTGATAAGAAGCTAAACCAGTAGACTCAGCAACAGTGCCAGATGCAAAGGAGATAGTACTTGTCTCACCTAAAGTAGATGAAGTAACTATGAAGCCATATGCACCGTACACAACAGTTACACCAGTCGCGCCAGCTAAGACAATCTCTGTCTCAAGAATACTAGCCACTAACTCAAGTGTACTGCCTGGAGATAAATCAATACCAGTAATTTCGTACAGTACACCGTCGATAGTAATATCAAGAGTACCAGAAGAAATAGCTGCCATCTCTGTTAAGAGGTCATGACCACCACCAATAAGCTGAGCAGGTTGTGCTGTGTCGTAGTTCATAAGAACAACGAAGTCAGTAGGTGTAGGTGTCTGTGAATAGAAAGCAGTAGCTGCCTTCATTACTTCTGAACTAGCTTCCCAGTCTCCAGCAACACTAGCTAGACTTGTGTAAGCTCGTCCACGCTCAGCGGGAGAGATTGCATTGGTAGCTGCATCAGAAGATAAGGTAAGGAAACCAAGTATGCCAAAGTTACCACCCTGTACTCCAACCGGAGATACTGAGATGGATACATCAGCGAATTCAGTAATTTCAATCGCCATAATTGTTCCTATTATAAATTGTTAATATCAAAATCGAGAAGGACAGTATCTAGTTGTTCAGTAATGAACTCACCACTAACCGCTAGGCTTGTAATGTTATCTACTACTTCCTCGAAAACTCTTGTCACATAAACTTCGATTGAGAAACCATTACGAGCTTCCCACTCTTTCTCCAGCTTAGCATCCTCATTAGAAATAGGGTGACAGCTTATGAAACCATAGCCAGTACTCTTCATGAGTTCCTTCATAGCTTCAGAAGTCCAACCATGCATTATTTGCGTGGACGGTACTCCATCAGTATCAACTACACCAACTCTGAAACGTAACCTTGCAGGACTAAAAGTTCTGTAGGTTGTAGTGTCGTCGGTCTGTTCTTTAATCCTTTGATTAGGAATACCTATTTGGTACTCTTCTAAAAGTCTTATATGAGCAAACACATCTGGTGGCTTGGTTGCATTGTTCTGTCTAGCTGGGTATGAAAATTTAGGTATACCAACCATCTGGTCGATAAATATTTGTAGTGCTTTTACGTCAACTCTCATGGCTTCCAGTTCTCCGATTTCTCAAGGATGTATGAGTTGAAACCGAATGGCTCCTCATCAGACTGTTGCAGTACATTGAAGTACTTGCCTCGGTATCCTATCTTGTCATCAGGTTCAATAGAGAATTTGTTTGTGACATACAACCCTCTATAATCTGCGAACCTTGTACCACCGTCTTCAACGATTCTTGCAATGCCTTCCTCGAACTGAGAGAATTTATTACCAGCTATAACTCTACCATAAATGATTGACTTAGTAACTAGGCCTTCAATCCAATTGTTGTCTGCATCGTAAGTGCCAGGACTTACCCTGTAACGAGTAAGCTTGACTAAGAACTTTGAATTGAAAGCCCTCTGCATTTGCATTGCCATAACTTAACTCCTTAGACTGCGTAAATACCTACGGTTATGATTCTACGATAGCCCCAGTAACGCTTACCATAAACTGTAGTTAACAGCTCATCCATGTTGGGATGCACATCAGCAACTGCTTGCTCGATTGTTACATCATCAACTTCCTGTTTACGTATCGGGCCGGTCGGTCCTGTATCACCTGAGAGACTCAGCGTACCTACTGTTAGTAAGTGAGCTGCAAAGTACTCATGAGCTACATCATAAAAATCTAACCACTTGTTAGGACTATCCATGAGCAGAGCAGCATCATCCAAGAATAGCTGAACTCTCTTATCATCTTCGTCACAGAACTCAGGGAACCTAAGATTAAAACTTGCTACATCTGCCATGATTAGTTACCTTTGTTTATTTAACTTTGGCAGCGTCTGCCTTAGCCTTCTCAGCTGCTTTGTTGTCAGCCAATAGTTTCTCAGCTGCTTTAACACCAGCAACACGTTTAGCTTCAGCTTCTTCTTCAGATAGAGCAGGAGCCTTAGTGATTTCCAAGTTGCCACATGCTAGGTCATTCTTAGCAGGTGCAGCAAAAGGTTTCCATTCTGCATCATCCAGTTCCAGTGTAGCACCGGCTGGGATTGTAATGTAACCTGGAGCACCTGCACCAACAGGGCCGTGATTAGCAATTACCTTGATGTTAAATTCTTTATTGTTACGTATTCTCATATTATTTCTCCGTTAAGGAAGAGGCGTTAACCTACCTTCCTTTATTAATTTTACGTTCTCATCAATTCTGATAAGGGTCTCACTCATTGTGATTACTTTTTCATTAATTACAACCTGTTGTGAGTGTAGTACTGCATCAACAGCTTGGGCTTTTCTGACCTCAAATACTTCTACATGCATGAATAAGTATCCTACACATAGAAGTATTACAGTTCCTTCGAGAGGTCGAGTAAAGACCAGCTTGATAAAATCAAACATGGCCTTACTCCCAAACTTAGATACCGAACCAGTGCTGAACAGCTGCTGGACGAACCATCTCTAAGCCACCGAAGCGACCATAGCAGTTGATTTCAAATTCCAGGCCTTTGTACTGAACAGGTAAGTGAACGTATGGGAACGGCTCACGTACACGCATGTTGTCGATACCAGCATTCAATACAGTAAAGCCTTCGCCTTCTGTACCAGCTTCAACGAAAGTCTTATCAGACTCTTTGTAGATACCAGCAAGCTCGTTAACATCTTTGAACTGGTCAGCTGATTTGATGAACATGTTGTTCTTCAGGAACCAATCCATGATAGATGTATCAGAGATTTCTGAACGAGGAGTGTTCATCAAGAACTGCTTCTTCTCCACAGAGATTAAGATAGTATCAGGACGGAACAATTTCTTGGTGTCAGCATACATCTGAGCACAAGCGTTAGTCAGGTCAGCGATGATTTCGTTAGGTGTTTTAGTTGCACCAGCACCACTCCAAGGAGTAGCAGAGTCAGCAGCAGAACCAGCGACAGTAGTCTTAGTACATGTCAGAGCAGGAGCACCAACAGGGCCACTGAAGAAACCGTGAAGTTTGCTTTCAGCATTACCGAACCAGATTAAAGAGTTAACTTTCTCTTCGTATGAACGACGAGTAGCTTCAGCTTTACGTTGCTCAAGAGGCATACCAGTCAGCTTAGAAGCTGCGATTTCCTGACGAGAGTAACCGAAAGCATTACCAAGTGTGCGAACGTCGATTGTGTATTCCTTACCAGAAATATCACCACGAGGTAAATCAGTAGCCTTACCAGCTATGATAGCTGTCTCGCCACGTTTGTCGTAAGAACGGTAAGTGATTTGGTTAATACCTTCACCACCTTCAGTGTTCATAGCGAATACTTCACGACCCATTAACTCAGGGTAAAGTACGTCATAGCTTTGAGCCTGAATATATTCAAGCTGACGTTGGAAGAACAGGCCTTCGTCATCACCGACGATTACGCCTTGTGCGATTAAGTTTTCAATAGCATCACAAAGTACTACTTCACCGAACTCGCCAGTTGGCTTGTTGTCAGCGTCATGCAGTGCTACATTAGATAAAGTTTTAGACATTATAGTTTCCTTTAAATATTCTTGTAAGAGCCAGGCCTCAACAGTGAGACCTAGCAGATTAACTAATTAGATTAGTCTTTGATGTCGATACGAACTTTGATTACATCACCAGCAATACCAGCTTCTTCAGAGAAGACGTTAGTAAGGATAACTGCGTCAGAGTTTACGCCAACCAAATCCATAGTGAACTCACCATCAACAGAGTCAATAGACAGAGCATCACCGATAGCAACAGCAGCTGCACCAGTCAGTTTGACATACAAGTAACCTTGACGAATCAGAGATACAGATTCAGTTACGTTGTATACAGTAGTACCATCAGAAGGGCGATTAGCAGCTTCATGATTGTATTCACGCTGAGAGATAGCGTAAAGAGCACCAGCTACACCACCAAGTTTACAACCTCGGTCAACAGCAGTGTCACGTTGCATACCTTTACCAAAGCCAGCAGCTGAAGTAGTTAGTACACCAGATTGGATTACGCGAGGGCCAGAATCAACCAAGTCACCAGCGTAGCCATTAGCAGTATAGATATTAAAATCTTGAGTAGGCATTATTTATTCCTTATTAAATTAAATTAAGATTAAGACGCTTGACGTTTAATCATGTTCTGACGAGCTTCAGCTACGTGGTCAACAGGTGCAGTATCAACTACTTCTGCTGTAGACTTACGTAGGACTTTACTCATGGAAGTTTCGCCTGATACAGAGTCTTCGACAATAATATCAAACCGAGCGTTTACGTATGCTTCATCTTTACCTTCAAGGTCTAGCTTAGGCATGACATCGGCAACTACCATCTTACGAATTTCTGAACAGCTCTTTCCAGAGAAGTCTTCCAAGTCCGTTAAATCTTTAGCTACCATGATGACTTCGATACGAGCTTCAACAGCTGTGTCTAGTTCATCGGTTAATCTCGCAATAGTCTTTGCAGCTTCTTCAAGCTCATCAGCAAC